TCGTTGATAGTAGAAAAGGCATTGCAAAAAGCGATTAATATAATTGAAGAAAATAAAAAGTATGGCATTAAAACATTGCTATATAATAGCCGGTATTATCCTTGTAATTTAAAGAAAATTGATAATCCACCCCCAGTATTGTATATAAAAGGAGCAAATTTTACTAATAAGCATAAAAAGGCTTTGGCTTGCGTAGGTACCAGGACACCAACTAAATTCGCTGTAAATGCAACAAATTATTTAATACCACAATGGGCAAATGAAGAGTTTATAATTGTTAGTGGATTAGCTATAGGCGTAGATACATTATCTCATGTTTCTTGCGTTGAAAGTGGAGGGATAACGGTGGCTGTTTTAGCACATGGTCTCGATACTATATATCCTAAAGAAAACGAATATTTAGCACAAAGAATACTTAACAATGGTGGAACACTAATATCAGAATATCCAATTGGTACTAAAGCTGATAAGTTTAGATTTGTAAAAAGAAACAGATTAATTGTTGGATTGGCGTTAGGTACTGTTGTCTTTGAAATGAAAGTAAAGAGCGGTTCTATGCATTCAATAGACTTTACAGTGGAGCAAGGGAAACCAGTTTTTTGTCCTAACCCAGGAAACGAAGTAAATAATGAACAACTTGAAGGCTTAAGGTACTTATTAAATAATAAAATTGCTACACTTATCGCAAATGGTTCTTCATTTGAAACACCAATTTTTTATTTAGGATATAAATTGAAACATAGTCCAGTACATTTATCAAAAATTAAAGAAACATATATAAAATCATTACTTAACAATACAAGCACACAAGCAAATATTAATGAAGTTTTATATCAATTATTAGATAAAAATAATTTAAAAAAGAAAAGTATCACTGTAAATAATTTGCAGTACGAGGAATTTAAAAAAATAGCAGCATTGAATTATCTTTCTGTTAAAGAACTTTTAAATGTAATTATTGAGCAAGTTGTAATAAACAATAAATAGATTAAAGAAAAAATACATAATGAAGCATCCTTCGGGGTGCTTTTTTAAACATAGAAATGAGAGTATTAAATCACGTAGACACCATAAAAATATAAGATATTAAGGAGTAAATAAATTTAGAGCCCAGCAAAGGCTCTTTTTTTGATGAGTGAAAATAATTATGGGAGAATGAGGGGAGATAGGATCATGGTAGATAAGAAACCAAAGTGAAGATAACAAATTGTATTACGTGTGGCTAGAGCCACTGAGAATATATGCGGAATAGTTAATATTTTAGCGGAATAAGAAGCAGCGCATATGTAAAATGAGTATCAAAGGATAGATGTAAAATAAGATAAGGTGAGGCGATAGTATGCCAATATATAAACAGTGTCCAAGATGTCGCAAGAGATTATCGAGCGGCACAACATGCGAGTGCATCAAGCAAAGACATAAAGAGTACGACAGGTATTCCAGAGATATAACATCAGATGAGTTCTATCATTCGGACGAATGGAAGCTTACTAGAGATACCGTGTTAGAGATAGATCATCACATAGATGTTTATGCGTATATGACAACAGGTGAGCTTATCATTGCTAATACAGTTCATCATATCGAACCGCTGAAAGATGATTGGACCAGGCGAACCGATATAGACAATCTGATAAGTTTATCAAATGATACACATAGCGAGATAGAAGCAATGTATAAGAAAGATAAGCAAGGGACAATGAAGATGTTGAATGATATGTTATGGAGGTATAGAAATGATATATTTATATGACGATGAAGCAAAGAAGAGAATAGAACTTAAAGAGATAGTGGGGATTGATAAGGATAGTGATCTTCTACTTATACAGCTAAACTGTATGGTTGATAATGATGTGATTAAGAGGATGGAAGATATATTCGGTAAGAAGACAGGAAAGAAATGCATAGTGCTTCCAATGATAGTCAGTAAAGTAATGGGAATTAAGTAGAGCAAACAAGCGTTCTAATTTGACCATACAGACAGTTAAGATATTGGAGATACGATAACACTACCAAGGGGTAGGGGGTGTCTAAATTGTTTATGAATGATGTTAAAACACCGCTCTAAAAAAACGATGCACGCAATATTCTAAATAAAATATTTTGCGAATCTAAAAAAGGAGGGGCAATATGTCAAGATCAAGGAAACCGTTAACAATGCAAAAAGGAAATTTAACATTATTACAGCAAAATAGTAAAAAAGATGAAGAAAAAGTTGTAATAATTGGCCGAGAACAATTAGAAAAAGCCCCTACTTGGTTAGTAAATATTATAGCAAAACGAGAATATTACAGAATCACAGATGAACTAAATGAGATAAATATCGTGGGTAATTTGGATTTAAATAACCTTGGATGTTATTGTAATGCATACGCATTTTACATAAAAGTTACAAAAGATTTATTTAAACAGAATATGACATTAGAGAGAACTATGATCAGTGGCGAAACAATGATATTAGAAAATCCGCTTATAAATATACAAAAGAAGTATGCAGAGGAAATGAGAAAGTTTGCTTCCCTTTGTGGGTTAACGATAGATAGTAGGCTTAAATGTGCAACCACTCAAACCACGAAAAAGAAGCAAGAAGTTGAAATGAAATTCGGTAATATCTAATGGATATACGCGAAGAACTTATTCAATATGCAAACGATTGTATTAGTGGTATAGAACCGAGTGGTAAGAAACATATACAAGCTTGCGAACGATACTTAAATGATTTAAAGAAGATAGGCTGTAAGGTGTTAACTGAACCATTCCCTTACATCTGGAATGAAGAGGAAGCACAAAACATCGTTGATTGGTTCGGATACCTTAGACACTCCAAAGGTGTGCTATCCGGTAAACCCATAGACTTGACACCATGGCAAAAGTTTGATCTCTGCCAGATTTACGGATGGAGACATGAGACCACTGGATATAAAAGATTTAAGAAGTCATTTATCGAAGTAGCCAGAAAGAATGCTAAGTCACAGGAAGAAGCCGGAGTTGCCCTATACGAAATATCTACCCAGGCTACGAAGAACAATGAAGTATATGAGTTTTATACAGCCGGAGTTAAGAGAAAGCAATCAAAGATAATTCTTGAAGAAGCCAAGTTGATGTTGAGGGGTTCACCTTTGGCATCTAAGTTTAAGATAACGAAGGATAGAATAGAACACATTAAGTCAAGCAGCTTCATTGAAGCACTCAATAAAGAGGATGGAAAGAAAGGTGATGGGACAAACCCTGCCGGACTTATCCTTGACGAATATCATCAGCATCAGACCACTGAATTTTACGACTTGGGATTAGGCTCTAATACAAAAGAGTCTTTGCTAATGATTATTACTACCGCCGGAATGGATCTTACTTATCCGTGCTATGTACAAGAATATACTTATTGTTCTAAAGTACTTGATCCTAATATTGACACGTGGAACGAAGAGTATTTTATTGATATATTAGAGATAGATGAAGACGATGATATTAACAATGAAGAGGTTTGGAAGAAAGCCAATCCTATAAGAATGACATATCCAGAGGGTGTTGAAAAGATACGTGCTGAATACAAAATAGCCAAAGAGATTCCCGAAAAAATGACAGCCTTTCTTACAAAGTGCCTTAACAAATGGGTGCAGCAGAAAGAAAACGGTTACATGGATATGGCCAAATGGAAAAGGTGCGAAGTTAAGGACCTACCAATTAGCACCAGGGGAATGAGCGTATATGTCGGCTTTGATATGTCGGCAAAAATTGACCTTACATCAGTAGCCTTTATCGTTCCTTGGTTGACAGACGAACTAGATACATCTGGAAAAAGAATTGTAAAGTATATCTGTTATTCACATTCATTCATACCGAACCAAGAGAAATTAAGGGAAAGAATGATGAAAGATAAAGTAGCTTATGATGCGTGGGAGCGAATGGGATTTCTTACAATCACAAATACACCAATAGTAGACCAGAACGCAGTTATTGATTATGTAATCAAGACTTGTAAAGAAAACGATTGGGCGATTGAATGTTTATGTTTTGATCCTGCCAATGCAAGTAAAATCATGATGGACTTATCGAACGAAGGATACACGGTTGAAGAGGTATTCCAATCACATAAATCTCTAAACGAGAGTACATCTGGATACAGGGAACAAGTATACAGCGGTAATGTTTTGTATACTTACAGTCCGCTTTTAAACAATTCAATGAGCAACACAGTTATTAAAAAATATAATGGATTAATAAAGATAGACAAGGACGCAACTACAAAGCGAATTGATCCTGTGGATGCTATGCTGTGTGCCTTTAAATTAGCCTTATATCATGTGTTTGTATCAAGAATAAATGATATAGTAGACAACTTCCTCAATACATATTAGAAAGAAGGTGAGAAATGAAAAGCGAAAGCAACATTAATAAATATGCAAATATACTTTCTGTACCTGCTGATTTAAACAGTGAAACATTTGCTGAATGGATGGGGTTAAGAAGCCTTAATAAAAGCATATTGAGTGAACCAACATACTTTACTTGCCTTAAAATGTTATCCGAGACACTTGGAAAGCTGCCGATTAAGTTTTACCAGAACACAGACGAGGGAAGAATTAAAGCTGACAGCACGATAATATCAAGACTGTTAAGCATCAGACCTAACGCACAAATGACACCAACAACATTCTGGACAACGGTTGAAAATAATCGAAACCATAAAGGAAATGGATTTGTTTGGATTAGGCGAAAGTTTATAAAAGAGAAATATGGTGGGAGATTTGAAACTTACGATATATGGCCGATGCCGAGTGATGGAGTTACGATCCTAATGGACAACATAGGTGTGTTTGGTGATAAAGGGAAGATTTATTATCAATATCAGGACAAGCACGACAGCGAAATTTATATTTTCAAACAAGAAGATGTAATGCACTTTAAAACATGGCTAACCTTTGATGGATTAAGTGGTGAACCTGTGCAAAAGATACTTAAATATACCATCGAAGGCGGTCTTGAAAGTCAGACATTTATGAACAATCTGTACAAACAAGGGCTAACGGCTTCCATGGCACTCCAATACACAGGAGATTTAGACGAAGGAAGAATAACAAAATTACAAGCCAAGTTTGAAACTTTCTTAACAGGGGCAAAAAACGCAGGAAGAATTGTCCCGGTACCCATAGGAATGCAACTTCAACCACTTAATGTAAATCTCACAGATGCACAGTTCTTCGAGTTGAAGAAATATACAGCCTTACAGATTGCGAGTGCATTCGGTATCAAGCCTAATCAAATAAATGATTATGAGAAATCCTCATATGCAAATTCGGAGAGCCAACAGCTCTCTTTTTTAGTAGATACAATGCTGTATGTACTAAAACAATACGAGGAAGAGATTAATTATAAGTTGCTGACCGAGAAAGAACGAACGGATGGGTTCTATTTCAAGTTTAATGAAAAAGTTCTTCTTAGGGCAGATAGTAAAACTCAATCCGAGATGCTTAAGAATTATGTTCAAGGATCTATTTATACACCAAATGAAGCCAGGGAATATCTCGACAAAGCCAAGGATCCGTATGGTGACAGATTAATAGCTAATGGTAATGTAATTCCACTGGAACAAGTAGGAAATCAATACAGGAAAGAAGGTGATAAGAATGCCGAAGATACCAATTAAAGGTGTAATCGTATCGAACGATGACAAATGGATGTATGACTATTTTGAAATGGATTCAACATCTCCAAAAGAAGTACAAGATATTATTGATTCTGCTAAAGGTGAAAAGCTAGAAGTTGAAATTAATAGTGGTGGCGGAGATATATTTGCAGGGGCAGATATTTATGCAACATTGATGTTGTATAAGGGAGAGGTAGAAATTATTATTACAAGCCTTGCCGGAAGCGCAGCAAGTGAAGTAGCCATGGGAGGGAAATGTTCCATGATGCCAAGTGCATTAATGATGGTACATAACGTAGCAGTATATGGTGCAAGTGGTGATTACCATGAAATGGATAAAGCATCTGAAATGCTTAAGAAAGCCAATCAATCTATAGCCAATACCTACATGACCAAGAGTGGTATGAGCGCAGAAGAAACTCTTGAAATGATGGATAAGACCACATGGCTGACAGCACAAGAAGCTAAAGAAAAAGGTTTAATTGATGAAGTACTCTTTATGAGTGCTGATTTAAGTTTTGGCAATGACATGAGCGGAATGCTTAGTAAAGAAAAAATAGAGTTTGCAAAGAACGAAAGGCA